TGAAGCATGGCTCACGTCTGAGGGCGGGGGTTTTGTAGCGGCGGGTGTTGGTGGTGGTATCACGGGCCGTGGTGCACACGTTCTTGTTATTGACGATCCGGTAAAGAACCGAGAAGAGGCAGAGAGTCAGTACAACAGGGAGAGTACATGGGATTGGTACACGTCTACGGCGTATACCCGTCTCGCACCCGGCGGCGGTGTCTTGGTCATCATGACCCGGTGGCACGACGACGATCTGGCGGGTCGTTTGTTGACGCAGGCCGAGGAGGGTGGCGACCAGTGGGAGCTGATCTCGTATCCGGCGATTGCGGAGGAGGACGAAGAGTATCGGAATGCGGGCGACGCGTTGCACCCCGCGCGGTATGACATAGATGCGCTGAAGCGAATCAACAAGGCGGTCGGCCCTAGGGATTGGGCGGCGCTGTACCAACAGCAACCTGTTGGGGAGGAAGGTGACTACTTCAAGCGTGACCAGATTAAGTACTACAACCTTAGCGAGGCTGACCTTGGTCGCATGGTGTTCTATCAGGCGTGGGACTTGGCGATTGGTAAGGGTGACCGTAACGACTTTACCGTCGGGATCACGGTAGGGGTCGATGAGTTCGACAACCTGTACGTGGTCGACATCATGCGCGGTAAGTACGACGGCTTCCAGATTGTGGAGAACGTATTGGACTTTGCAGACCAGTGGGCACCACGAGCCGTGGGCATCGAGAAGGGTCACCTGTCCATGGCCATTGGTCCGTTCTTGGAGAAACGCGTTCGTGAGCGGAAGGCGTTCCAACACTATATTCAAGATTTGAGCGTCGGTAGGCGCGACAAAGAACTGCGAGCGCGTGCCATACAAGGCCGAATACAGCAGGGCATGGTCCTATTCCCGAGGGATGCGGACTTCACAGCGGATCTTGTAGGAGAAATGCTGCGTTTCCCAATGGGCGTGCATGACGATCAGGTCGATGCATTAGCTTGGGTTGGCCTGATGCTGGCAGAAATGGACACCTACCACGCGCTCGCAGTTCCCGAACCCGCTAGCTGGCGAGACAAGCTAGATTCATTAATGAGACCGGAGCGCCGAGACAAATCGGCGATGAGTGCATAACATGGCCAGCAAGATTTATACGAAAGCGCTATCGAGCCAGAGCAAGGCCGAGCAGCATGAAACAGCCGCCAGAAACTGGGATCGGTATGTACGCGCTCGTGACTCAGGTCACCTTGAATATGTTGCCATGGCCCAGCGGTGCGACGAGTTCTACCGTGGTGACCAGTGGGCACCGGAAGACTTGCAGTCGCTTCATAGTGAGGGCCGTCCCGCGCTGACTATTAACACGATCCTGCCGACTATAAATAGTGTGTTGGGTGAGCAGTCGAGCCGCCGTGCTGACGTACGGTTCAAGCCGCGCCGCAACACAGAGGACGAGTTGGCTAACACGCTGACCAAGCTGTACATGCAGATTGCTGACAACAACAAGATCGATTGGTTGGAGCAGCAGGTATTTAGCGATGGCTTGATTCTGGATGGAAGAGGGTACTTCGATGTGCGGATTGACTTCTCTGACTCGTTAGAGGGTGAGGTACGTGTCACGGCTAAAGACCCGCTGGACATACTGATCGACCCTGATGCCAAGGAGATGAATCCTGAGACATGGAACGAGGTGTTCGAAACCAAATGGTTGACCATCGATGAGGTGGAGGAGGTGTACGGCAAGAAGAAGGCCGAAGACCTGCGGTTCCTCGCCGAGAATGGTAACCACCTAGGCCGCGACTCTATTGAGTTCCATGAGTCTACCTTCGGGGACAACGCGGTTGGCGACGAGTTCATAAACTCCAACGTGCCGAGCGAGGGTGAATATCGAAACATCAAGAGCCTGCGCATCATCGAGCGGCAACACCGACGGCTGTGTAAGGTAGACGAGTTCGTCGATCCAAACACCGGCGACAAGCGCCCCGTTCCAGAAAACTGGGGCGACCCCAAGGCGAAAAAATTTGCGAAGAAGTACAACCTGTCGATCATCAGTAAGGTCACGCGGAAAGTGCGGTGGACTGTCACCTGTGACCACGTCTGCTTGCATGACGATTGGTCGCCGTATAAGTCGTTCACCATCGTGCCGTTCTTTGCGTACTTCCGACGCGGCAAGCCGTTCGGCATGGTACGTAACCTACTGTCGCCGCAGGAACAGCTAAACAAGATCGCCAGCCAAGAGCTGCATATCGTTAATACCACTGCTAATAGTGGTTGGATGGTAGAGACCGGTTCGCTGGTAGGCATGACCCCTGATGAGTTGGAGGAGTACGGCGCTACTACGGGTCTGGTTGTTGAGTACAACCGTGGCTCTAACATGCCGACCAAGATCCAGCCCAACAGTATCCCGACAGGGCTAGACCGCATCAGTGCCAAGGCCGAGAACAACATTAAGTCCATCAGTGGTGTCAGTGACGCCATGATGGGGTCGGACTCGCCAGAGGTATCAGGCATCGCGATCCAAGCCAAGCAGAACCGTGGCGCGGTGTTGATACAGGTGCCATTGGACAACCTCGCCAAGACGCGGCAGTTCCTAGCGATAAAGATATTGGAGTTAGTACAGGCGTTCTACACAGAGGAGCGCGTGTTCATGATTACCAACGAAGACGATCCGCTCCAGCCGCGCGAGCCTATGGTGCTAAACCAAGAGACGCCAGAGGGCAGGATTATCAACGACATGACGATAGGTGAGTACGACGTAGTCATCAGTTCTTCACCTGCGCGCGATTCCTTTGACGAAATTCAGTTTGCCGAAGCACTCAACCTGCGACAAGCGGGTGTTGCCATACCGGACGATGCGGTCATCGAGTACTCGCACCTTGCTCGCAAGCAGGAGCTGGCCAAGCGCGTACGTCAGCGCACGGGCGAAGAGCCACCGACACCAGAGCAACAGCAGGCCATGCAGCAACAGCAGGAGCTTCAGATGCAGCAGATTCAGTTGGAGATGGCGAAACTGGAGGCAGAGGTCAAGAAGATCAGCTCCGATGCCGCGCTCAACATCGCCAAAGTGCAGGATGTATCCGAGGTTCAGCCGCAGCTTGAGATTGCGAAGATGCAGGCAGAGCTACAGCAACGTATGGCAGAGCTTAACCTGCGCATGCAGCTATCTGAGATGTCTAACCAGACGTCGATGCAGCAGTCCGAGACTAACGCGGCTACCCGTATAGCGGCTACCGCGATGCAAACCAGTGCCAAGAAGCAGGCGGCAATGGCTAAAGATCTAGAGAAGAAACCCCCAGTAACTGTGCAATAGGAGATTGCTAATGGCTAAGAAAGGTAAGAAGCAGGAACAGGAGAACGACGACGTGATGTTCGACGTCATGCCCGGTGCTGACCCAATGGAAGACGATCAGGGTCCGGTTGACCTGAGTTTTGGGTTAACTGACAGCGGCGAACCGCAGTTGACTGCCGCAGAAGTCGTGGCAGAAGACGAGGTTGAGGAAACGGAGGAGGAAGAGGTCGTGGAAACGGCTGAAGAAGTCTCCGAAGAGACTGTTGCCGAGGACATGGAGCTAGAACCAGCGGAAGATGCACCCGCTCGCATTCCCGGAGAGGCGGAACAAGCTGACGACGACGGAAAAGAGGCCGACGGAACTGGTAATACTGACACCGTCGCCGATGCGCAGCCGAAAGAGACGACGAAACGCACTAAAGGGAACCACATGATCCCCAAAGCGCGGCTCGACGAGGTGCTGGACAAGCTGAAAGCGTCCCAGAAAGAGCTAGAGGACATGAAGTTGGCCCAAACTCCGCCGCCCGACGCGCCGGAGGCCTACGACTTCGACGAAAAAGAGGCCGAGTACATGAATCTGGTGCTGGATGGCCAGCAGAAAGAGGCTGTAGCCCTTCGTCAGCAGATCCGTACCGCTGAAAAGACGCAGTTGGAGTGGGAGATGAGCCAGAAAATGGCTGAAACTGTCTCCTTTAACCAAACCGCCACTACGTTACAGCGCGCGGCATCGGAATTAGAGGCCACTTTCCCGGTTTTTGACAAAACTTCCGATCAGTACAGCGAAGAGATGACCCAAGAAGTGATCGAACTGCGCGACGCGTTCATCATCAAAGGCGAAGATCCCGTCAACGCACTGTCTAAGGCGGCGGCATTCGTGGTGAAGTCTAACGAGATGATTAGCGCAGAGGAGCAACCCGCTCTGGCTGACTCTCAAGCACCCAAGGTGGACGAAGTGGCTAAGAAACGTGGCGAAGTAACCAAGAAATTGAGCCAAGCAAAGGCCCAGCCCCCAGAACTACCGGGCGAGTCATCTAGTTCCAGAGGTGAGAAACCCATCAACCTAGCTAATATGTCGGAAGAAGAGTTCAACGCGTTACCCGCTGCGACTCTGAAGCGACTACGCGGCGATCTTTACTAAGGAGAAGTATCATGGCAGGCGCACCCCCTAACAGGCACATCGATGTCCCACCTCGCAAGGCGAAGGGATACCAACCGTTAAAAGACATCACTGATCCACCCATCGCTCACTACCATGAGACGGGCAGGGAGTCTGGTTCGGCACCGGCGGAGTACAAGCCAAACGTGAACGAGCGTAAGCATCTGAATAACGGGTAAAAAACCTTTACCTTACGGTATTAGCAGATTAATATTGTAGGTACTTCGCTTATTGCTGCGATACGCAATCGGTTGGTGCTCGTTACGCACCACCTTCGCCTCGCAAGGCGTTAAACCAGCCGAGGGCACACCTCGTTAAAAGAGTGTCAAATCGTTGGTCCGAACACGACAGTCGGCTGAGTAGGCAGAAATGCCTTTTGTCAATCACGCATACTTTTTTGGAGGCCAATCATGGCTCTTACTAACTTTGCGGCACTGACGGAAGAAGAACTCACCGTCTGGAGTCGAGATTTTTGGCGCGTTGCCCGCAACGCATCTTTCATTAACCAATTTGCTGGCAACGGCCCTAACTCTATGGTTCAGCGCATTACTGAGCTGACCAAGAATGAGAAAGGCGCACGGGCTGTCATTACTCTGCTTGCAGACATGGCAGAAGACGGCACCACCGGTGACTTCGATCTGGAAGGCAACGAAGAATCATTGCGCGCGTACGACGAAGTCGTTCAGCTCGACCAGCTTCGATTTGCTAACCGCTTGGCTGGCCGCATGGCTGACCAACGATCAGTAGTCACTTTCCGTGAGACTTCACGCGACATGCTCGCTTACGCTATGGCCGATCGTATCGACCAGCTCGCGTTCTTGACCATGTCTGGTGTGACTTACGACTACAAGACCAACGGCGCGAAGCGTGCTGTCAAAGGATCAACGGGCCAAAACCTGACTGACCTTGAGTTCGCAGACACCGTTACTGCACCTACTGCAAACCGTCACTTGATGGTTACTGGCTCTACTGAGCCGGGCGATGGTGGTGTAGACGCTGGTGACCCAACCGCTCTGACAGCTACCGACACTATCGGTTACAAGCACATTGTAGAAGTTAAGGCATTTGCCAAAGACAACTACATCCGTGGCTTGCGTGGTGCAGGTAACCAAGAGGTGTATCACATGTTTGTGACTCCTCGTCAGATGGCTACGCTGAAGCTCGACCCTGACTTCCTCGCTAACGTGCGGAACGCTGGTGTTCGTGGCCCAAGCAACGAGCTGTTCGCTGGTACTACTAGCCTGATGGTTGATGGCGTAATGGTCCACGAGTTCCGACACGTATTCTCAACCGAAGGCGGCAATGACGCTGGTTGGGGTGTACCGGGCGCTCGCGCACTGTTCTGTGGTGCACAAGCTCTGGCCATGGCTGACATCGGTCTGCCAAACATGGTCGAGAAGACTTTCGATTACGGTAACCAGCACGGTATCGCAATCGACAAGATCTTCGGCTTCTTGAAGCCAGTATTCAACTCAGACTACACCGGAGACGATCAAGACTTCGGCGTTATCGCTTTGGATACAGCTTACGGAAACGAGTACGCAGCACCGTAAAACGGATAGCCCCTCTTCGGAGGGGCTTCTTAT